CACGGGAATATCTGCGGCGGCGAACCAGTAATGGGTTAAGTGATAAAAAGTGTATGGAAATATAGGGGCCAATCCACTGCCTTCAGGTACCAGATGTTGGCACCAGGAGTCAGACCTTTTCCAAGCTTAACCAGATCGCCACCAGTCTGCTCGCTCTTACCCTCTACCGCATTCAGAGGGATGCCCTGCCCGATCTTAATGACATCATCAACCAGACCAGCCACCGGGCCAAGCATAGACGCCAGCGCTCCGCTCCCGTACCGGGTATGATCAGACAGAAGGAAATCACCGTACAGGCCAAGCCCACCGCCTTTAAGCAATGCGCCAAGCCAGAATTTAGCGGCATCTTTACCTGCCATATCTCTCGGGTTACGACCTGAAGCCATGTCGTTCAACTGCTGAGACAGTGCGCCAAGGAGCGTGGTGCTGGCTATGAATGTCGCGATGTAAGCCGCGCGCCCACCAGCAGAAGGCATACCCATTGCCCGTGACCAGTGCCGCATAACAACCGATATAGGGAAAGACTTGAAGAGGAATACGCTACGCATTAATTCCCCCTTTGCTGTTCCTCTCTGAATACCGGAGCCGGTAATCATCTGCTCGCGCGCACCAGGCGTAATAACTGCCATATCCACTTCTTCGGTGACTGCCCCGAGCAGCTTGCGCATAGCCTCGAATTTTACACGCTCTGGCGCACCAAGGTGCTGCACGGCAGAATCAGGAATGCGCATAATACTTTCCGGGGTCAGCATCGTATTATTGCCTTTACCCCAATCCTCCTGCTGAGCCAGCTTCCAGATACTCCAGTCTTCTTCAGTGATACCTTTACTTTTCAGAATGCGAAAATCGTCATTTGAGAGACTTTTAAGATCAGGTGTTCTGTTGACCACCTCACCAAGGCTACCCATCATTGTTACGCCATAGGCACGCTTATGCGCGTCCGACCATGCTGTCAATCCACTGGCTCGCATAACGGCCGTTGCCGCCCACCTGGAGACGGAAGGCCCCATATTATCCATCGCCCAGCGGTTAACGCTGCCTAGCAGTGATTCCATTGCCAGGCCAGCGCGACGAGCCCGGGCAAGCTCAGTGCGATTTGTCGGGTCCATTGCTTCCAGCTGGTTACGGAACAACTGATTCATCGAGAGGTTGGTAACCTTGGCAGACAGGTACATGGTGCCAAGGTCTGAGAAAGATGCCAGCAGCGCAGATCCAAGGCGACTGGCAACCATCCAGTTGCGAATGTTATCCGACCAGCGTGCAATGTGCGGGTTGGCAACGGGCTGGGTTTTCCCGGAAATAAAGTTGTAAAGATTTGCGGTGTTATCAGCCTGGCGCTCTATGCTTCCGGTTTTGCTCGGGTTAGCCGTTGCAGTCTCAGATTTCGTCTGATCGAGAAGAGAGCTGAAAACGTGGTCAGGGTTTGGCCCATAGGTTTCCACAAGCGCAATATCCTTACTGATGCCTTCCAGGTGTCCGACCATTATTTCCCAGAGAGAGCGGTCACCATAAAGCTGCTGATATTGCAGATAAGAATCAGCATCTTTGAAGTGGATTTGTCGAGAAGCGTTCCCGCGATTGGCTCGTGCCCCGGAAATACGCATGCCGTTTTCAGTAAGCTTATTCAGTCCACCGGTGGCGATGGTGTTGTATGCTTCTCCCAGGAAGGCGGTAAGTTCCGAATCACTCATCAACTGACCATCGGCGCGGGTGTAGTATTTCCGGTCAAGCTTACCGATCACATCACTGACCCATTTGTCTCTCGATACCTTACCCACCTTCTCCATGGAGTGGTGCTGAGGAATGCCCCAGTTTTCAAGGTACCCGATATCACCACCCGCATCATTAAACCGGCGGCGGAGTAATTCGGTTACGTCTCCCCAAGCCTTTGCGCCCTTGCTGGCTTTCGCATTACCGGTTTTCTGCCCACGGATTTCAAATACCAGATCGCGCACGCCAGCTTCATCTTCGAACAAGCCAAAGAATCTGGGATCAACAGCCTCGAAAGCCTCCTGCAACTGGCTCAGGGCATAATCGCGTGTAGCCTTGGTCCTGGACTCAACAGAGAGGAAGTTTGACTTACCGTCAGCACTGAAAGCGATTGTGCGGTTAAGCGCACCCAGCTTTCCGTCTGCTCCCTGGTAGCTGTTGATAAATTTATCGAGTCTCTGACGTGCAGCAATCGTCAAAGCGACACGGCGTTTTTTGAGAGCAGCCTCTCGCTGAAGCTCATCAGATGCCAGTTGCCCGGCGCGGCGTAATCTCTCTGCATCAGTAAGCTGGCGCCACGACGCTGGGTCATCTCTGGCAAGCGTGCGCATGTTGCGGTAGATACGATCTTCAATGTCCTGAATCTCGCGAGCTGTCAGCGTGCGCTTAGCTGCCTGCTGTACTGCCTGAATGCATTCCTGTCTCATCAAATTACCCTCTCAAGAAACACGAGACAGCCACGTCAAAGAGGCTGGAATCCTGTATTGCCTGTTCATTTTCCCTGCTCGCCTCGTCCAGTACTTCCCTGGCGCTTCTGGTTTGCGGATTGCCATCATCATCAAGAACGGTAACCATCATGTCAGGTGATTCTGCCAGAGAGTCTTCAGCCATCCTGACATCCGGGTCTACCGCTTGCTCAGGGGATGGTTTGTTATCTGCCTGGCGAAGAACCGCCGCAGGCTCAAATGGTGCGGTTTCATCAGAAGTGCGAACTTCGGCTGTTTTGTAAAAGGACATAGCTTGAGCGTTAAGATCGCTTTCTGCCTGCTGGCGTCGGGCAAGTTCCGCCCGAGCCTCAAAGTTAACACCACCTTCCGAACTTGCTGCCAGGTCATCTCTGGCTGACTGCAATCTGACTCCAGCATCAGCAATGCGCCGGTCAACGTTTCTCAATCTTTCCTGACGATCAGCACGTGAACGTGATAACTCTTTCCCGCTACCAGATGGCTGCTCATCTACAATTGCAGCTCGCTCCTGATTGAGTGTTTCAATACCTCTCTCCATTGAGGATATGTCGGACTGCAATTTACTTAATTGTTCTGGATTAAGAGCCTTATCCGCCTGCTGCTGAAGTGCTCTGGTATCAAGCTCTACCTGAGTGCTTCCCTCTTCTGATCTGTACAATGATTCATCAATCGCCTGAGAGATTATATTTCTTCGCCCAGGGATGTCACTGAATGAGGCTGGTTCGACAATGCTGGCCACATCAACGGCGCGCCCCTGGCTGACTTCGTTCATTGCTTTCTGCAATGCCTGCACATGGGCATCACGAGACAGAACATTCACGGGGACGCCGGGGGCAACATCAATCTCAGCATGATGTGAAGCGTTTGCTGCCAGCGCGGCATCTACCTCTGCCGGTGAAAATGTTGGTGTTGTAGCGTTCTCACCACGGGCATTCAGGAATCGCCCGACGCCACCAAATGCAACACCGAGAACGGCATCGATAGCGATAGACTGGCGATCAAATACATCATATTGATTCGCCATTTCATCATATCCGCCGTCGCGTAATGTCTTGGCGGTCAGGCCACGCTGGGCCATGCCGAAGGCAATATTTGTACCTGCCGCATAAGCAATATCTGGAGCTGCTCGCACGGCGGTGGCTGCCACATTTCGCACCGCGCTTTCACCTGATCTTGCCAGCTGCGCGCCAACACTTTCTGCAAGAGCACCACCTGCGCGCAATCCCAGGCTCATGGGGATCAGCGTTCCCGCACCCGCAGTGATTCCTTGCACAAGCCCAGACTCTTGCGCAGTCCGGAAATCAACACCCTGGGCGGTGAGGCGTTCAAACTCTGAGAACCCCTGCAACGCAGTGACGGCAGCAGCGCCGCCGGCAGGACCAGCCAGCAGCGTACCAACAACAGCCTGACCGCCCATGTCGAACAGGCCATGCAGAACCTGACCAGCAGTACCTGTCGTAGCTGCGTCAGGCGTCAGGCGCTTCACCTGTTGCTCTGCGAGCTTTCGTTGTTCGGCGATATACTCAGCAGACGTGTCATTGACGGAGGTATTTTCGTTAACAAACTTCGCGATCGGTGAGACGATCTTGTCCATTCCAGCCCAAAGAAGCTGGTCAGGTTTGGCAACCAACCCGGAGTACAGGCCGGAAACGGCAGCAGTACCTGAGTTATCGAAGAACCCGACATCATCATTAAATCCTGCAGGATTCGAGGCTGCCTCATCCAGTTGCTGATTCTGGTTAACCGCGTTGAGACCAAAGTAACTCATTGTGGGATCCCCTCTGAGAATCTCTGGCGCTGCTGAGTGAGATCGATAATCACTGGAGTACCATCCTGCTTAAGCAAATAACCGGTGCCGAGCTTAACCAGATATTGGCTATCACCATGGCTTTGAAGACCGTACTGCCCTGGAGGGGCTTTAATCCCTGCGTCGATAACCTGCTCCTGCCACGCCTGGTTGACCCTGGTATCGAACTGATCGGCGGACATACCCCACGGAAGGAGTATATTCCCCTGGCCGTTGTAATCATGCACACCGCCTGTGGCAACATTAATAGCATCCTTCCACACGTCATCGTCGATTTCGCCAGAAACGACACCCTTTTTAGCCATTGCGCCAGCGTAATAATCCTTGGCGACCTCGTAAGCCATTGATGCCCCCTGAGCATCACCCGCAAAGGCATCTTTAACCATGTTCGAGAATTCAAGCCGCAGTTCATTATCCTTTGGCATTGGGATGCCCTTGGCACCATCAGTACCTTTTCTCGCCGCGGCGCCTGACAGAATCGTTTGAGCCGCAGTTTCAGGGGAGACAACGACATCAGAGTTGTACCAACTAGTCTGGGCTAAAATTCCGCCCGGCTTATCCATCAGGATCCCAGCGACTGCTGCTGATGGTGCATTGGTACTGATCTGCTGAAGCGCTGACATATAAACCTGACCGCCACCTGTGCTTTTCCTGATGGTATCCAGATATGCAGACTGCTGTGACACAGGCGCATCGCGGAAGAAAGCGCCGATCTGATTGGCTTCATCCTTGGAAAAAAATGTCAGTGGCGTGCCGTATGACTTCGCCAGCTCCCCAGCCTGTGATGCCCGCAGCGCAATAGTCTTACCGAAAGAATTTTCATTGGTCATGTCTATAGGTTGAGTCTGACCAGCAGAAAGAGAGAACTGAACTGGATCAGCTTTTCGCTGAGCAAGAACGGTGCTGGCGGCAGAGACAACTGCGTCATATGTATGAGCCCTGGCCGCGTATCCCTCACCGGTTTCGCCAGTATCTGGCTTAAGGTTTTCCACCGCAGCCTGAATGCTGCTCGTCGGCATGTTGCGGAATGAGCCGATGTATTGGCCGGCGATCTGCGTATTCCGAAACTCGGTATAGCGGAGATTACCTTCCCGCACCCCATAGGCCGCCAGGAAGTCGGTCTGCGTTGGTGCGTCAGGGAAATCAACACCGCGCATGTATGCCGCACTGGCATCGCGAACCCGACTGTCGATAGTGGTGCGATACTCCGCCTGCTGCTGCTTGCGGATTTGGTCAGCCTGGCGGAGGAAGGTTGCCTGCGCTTCAGGAGATGCAGCGTCGAATGCAGCATTGCCGGTATATCGCTTGGTGCTGGTCGGAAGCTGTGACAGGCCAATAGCTGCACTTACACCGGTGGAGAGCTGCTGATCACTGTATGGCTGACTACCGTTCTCATGCTGGATGATTGCAGCACACAGGGCCTTCAGCGTGTCAGGGTTTGATGCGTCAAGCTGCTGATCCGCAGTTACGCCGAGCTGAGCACATACTGCCTGAATGTAGGCGTCTGTATTGTTATTGTCAGACGGCGGCGCCCAGCGGTTGATAATGTCACTGACGGTATCGATCCCCTGGCGCTGATAAGACAGCAGGTTGCGGCCCAGCGCGCGAATGCCATGCTCCGGAGTTTCGAATTTAGCAAATCGACCATCATCACCGGTCTGTCCAACCCAGGGATTAGTTTTGCTGTATTCGAGGTTTCCGGGGTTGTTATTGCGAATGCCGCGAGCGCTGTCACCGGAACCGCCTTCAGATACCGCACGACGTGATCCAACAGCCGTGTCGCTCAGCTCGCCATTGCTCTGGATGAACTCGATAGAGTTGTTAGCAGACCACTGAGAAAGAGCCGTATCAGCAACCTTCTCTTTGAATTCGGTCTTTTTCGCCTGAATCTGCTCGGCGCTCCAGCCATGCGCGGCGCCATAGGTTTCGATCTGCTGAAAGGTCTGCTGGTTGTACAGCACGTAGTTGGCGTTATCGCCGTATGCAGATGCTGCCAGTTTCCCGTTGTTCTCCAGCGTAGCCTGGAACTGACCTTCTTCGTAGGCGTTAAGTTGGTTGATCTCGTGGCGCCCGGCCTGCGTCGTGAACTGGATACGCTGCTGCTGTGCCTGCTGTAGGAACCCGGCACGGGCACCTTCTGGCAGGGTCATGGCGATCTGCTCTGCCTGGGAATCAAACTGCTGGGTGTACTCCTGGCCCTTACCCAGTGCATTCTTACCCTGGAGATTCAGCAGACCGGTATCTGGGTTAGTCAGCAGATCACTGGAAATCTGGCTGAGTTGCAGCGATGCATCCTGAGCCTGGGCTACATCCGCCCGTTGCTTGGCCTGCGCGAACATGTCGATCGCCTTTGGTGCCACCTGAGAAATGACGTCGCCGACATTCGGCTGTTCGAACGCCTGAAATCCAGGAGACTGGAATCCGCGGCTTTCAACCTGGCGCCCGCTGACTGTTGGTACTGTTGGCATTTCGATATCTCCTTATCGACCGGTTGGCGTGCCGACGGCTGCGCTGATAGGTGCTGCCTTCTGGGAGAATGGCGACCACGTCCCGCCAGCCATTTGATAGGCTCCGTAAGCCTGTAGCGGCGTTGTGAGCAGCGTTGTCATCGCCCCCATATTCCCCTGCTTACGCGCGGATACCGCCTGGGCGTCATAGTTGGCGGACTGCACCTGATAGCCGTAAGCCTCGCGCTGGGCGTTGTTAACGGTCGTCAGAGCATCCAGCGTGCCGAACTGAGCGGTATCTCCGAAGATATCCAGAGCGTTACCGGTTGAGAGGTCAGCGCCGGTGGCACCCATTGTCGCCGCCTGTGTCCCGGCAGCCTGACGATTACGGCGGCGCACTTCCTCGGCCTGGGCATTGCCACGGTTAATCGAGTCCTGCGCCTGAGCCTCTGCCACATCCGCATTCTGCTCAGCAACAGCGGCCGAATATTTACCTGTCTCATACTGGTTGTAAGCTGACAGCGCGCCTGCTGCGAGCGTCGCACCGGCTAAGATTGTGGTGGGTTCGCACATTATTTTCTCTCCATGTGGAAGCGATGAAACAGAAGACCGTGAGCGCCGTACGGCTGTGGTTCTTCAATGGTGAATCCCAGCCAGTGCAGCCAGATACGCGCTGTGTGGTTGCGGGCATCAACATAGTTTTCAAGATACGGGTAAACAGCCAGCATTGCATTGACCACTTTCCCGCATCGGCGCAGGAAAGTGCGCTGGTATTTCTCCAGCGCGTCGGTGCCCACCAGCCACGGGATACCGTTACCGCCGATCATTGATGCCGGGGCCACGCCGAAGATGGTCACCACCTCACCGTTAATCAGACCGGCACAGGCAAATGTTGACGTGCGCAGACCGGTTTCAAGCACGCGGCGCGGGCTCCACCCATTTGTCGCCAGAAATTCATCAACGTCAGCCTGGCGGACATGCGGGAGTATGGCTTCGATATGCGCTGCGGTTGCCGGTACGATCTGAGCTTTAATCATCAGAATCCCCCGACAGTCAATCGCGGAAGGACCGCCAGAACAGAAAGCGGTAGTGGGTCGAGCTGGCGCACCTTAACGCGTCCGTTCTTATCCCAGTTGCTGTCGAGCTTCACTTCCACCTTCCCGGTAGCGTCATCAACCGGATCGTCGTAGAACTCAAACTCACGCTGAGGATATTCGTACCACTCACCACCTGGCGTGGTTGCCCAGATGCCTCGGCTGGCGTTGACCACCATCGTCACAGTGGGGATCACCTGCTTTTTATCCAGCAGTGTTTCCTGCCCATTGATATTGATGTCCAGCGTTTCGAATTCAGCGGTGATCGGCAGTCCGATATGCACTACCGCGCCCGGAGATTCGAGCGTGACAGCGCCACCAGATACGGTTTTCTGCGGCTCAACGCTGGCGTCTGAGAGGATGTTGACTGTCTGGCCTTCGAGATGTGACAGACCGCTGAAGGTCTGGCGGGCCATCTGCCAGTTAGTTGTGGCCACAGTGCGCAGGACCGCAGGAACGTTACGGTTAAAGCGCACAACCACAGCGGTATTACTCGTTACTGAGATGATGTCGCCACGCAATTCTTTCGCCACTGCTTCGCCGGTATCGGGATCCGTCTCTGAATACGGGAACTGGATCTGAGCGCCAACGTCAGTGCCCACGAAATAAGCCCCGCCGCTTATTGTCACCGGGTAGTCGACCTGATAGCTCCAGTCTCCGGTTCCGCCGCTGATGGTCAATGTGCGTGTTGATGTATTACGCCCGTCATAGCTTAGGCCGCAATCGACAAAGAATGCATCTTCATCACTGGTAAACAGACGGCTGGACAGGCGCTCTATGTAACGTTTCGTCTGGCCGTTGATGGTGCGGTTAACCACGAAGTAAACAGCGTCCTCGCTGCCTTCGCTGATGGAGCAGGTGCTTTCGTACTTTCCGGTACTGGACTGTGGCGCCCAGGCGAATACCTGCTGATCGCGCAGATATGTCAGCACCAGCAGCTTGCCGTCGTCGCGGATGCAGAACGCGCTGCTGTACGGCACGATGCAGAATGACCAGTCAACGATGCTGCGTTTCTGGAAGAGGTGGTTTGCCAGTATGGTCAGGTCAGTGCCCTGGTACCCATCGACGTCAAAGGAGTAAGCCAGATCACGGACCACGCTCCCCTTCTCCTGGATGAACAGCGCGATGTTTGCCACTGCGATCGGCGGCACATTGCTGGAGCCGTTATTCCCCTGCGAGCTGAACGAGAACGCCGACGGCGTGAGAACCTTATTCTGGTCTCCGGATATCGTATATTCCCCGCCGGATGTCAGCGCGACCAGGTTGCCGACGTCTATAAGGTGGCGGATCTCGTTCACTTGCCGCCCGGCGTAGGTGTAGATAATGCGATCGTCATCCTGAATAGGGTTGCTCTTGCCGAAGTCTTTATAGTCACCGGTACGGCTCGCCCAGATGGTTTGCGGGTAAGCGGTAGACGCGGCGAAATACAGGCGCTGCTGATAGTAAACAACCGTGCTTGGATAGCCGTTGACGCTGTTCCAGGCGTATTTTGCCCATTTATAACTGCCGTTAGCGGAGCCAACAACCTGTGAAGGGATATAGCTCACCACCGTTGCAGTTGCGGTAGTGCCCGCCACAGCCGTGATCCGAGCAATGCCAAAACCGCTGTGGAGGTATTCCCACTGAATGCCGGTATCACCACCCCAGCCATCCCATGACATGCCTTCAGTGTGAGATGGTCGAAGCGTGCCAGTGGTACCTCCTGTATTGGCGCGGTAGTAGTTGCTGTCAGCGCGGCGCACATCATTGATAGCAGTGGTCTTACTGGTTTCCCAGACGGGAACGGAATCAACCGCCGGCTGCTCGAGATAAAACAATTTCCCGACCTGCTCGGCACCGAAGATAGAAGAACTGGCCGTCAGCGTAATGGTCCCGGTGCTGGCGCTGGCGTATACCTTCACTGACTCGTCAATGTTGATATCTTCGAACGGTCCGTTTTTGGTAGTGACGTCAACGATCTGCCAGTTGTCGTGCGCGTAACGGCGCAGCTCCTTCGGCGGGTAGGCCGGGTGAACCAGCGTAAGCACGTCAGCGCTCTGCGTGAATTTAATGCGGAACAGGTCAGCCTCAGCATACGGCATAGCCAGTTCGTAGATCACATTGCTGCTGTTCAGAACATACGCACCGTCTTTGATAACGCGCATGTAGTTGTGCCCGAACTCCAGCGCATAAGTCTGGACGGTCGAGAACTGGAAAGGGATAAGGCGGCATTTTCGCGTCGGATATTTGGCTTCGCCGACGAAGCGCGTGCCCGGGCGATTCTCCCCCCCGCCATACTGACGGACAATAAAGTTGTCGCACTTGCGCAGCGCCACCTGATACTTCGACATATCGATGCGCCCGTACAGCGACGGGCCAATTTCACCGCCGGCAAAGCTCGGCTGGATCCAACTGAAAGCCATTATGACAACCTCGCTGCGGTGAACTCATCAACTGGCGGCTGCGGCTCCTGGGATTCGTTCTGGCTGTGCGAGCCAGCGCTCAGGATGACGCTGCGGTACATAGTCAGTGCGTTGTTACCGAGATCTGCGCTGCCGGTCAGTGGCATATTGATGGCGGCGGCCAGACGCCAGGACAGCGCTTCCATGAAGATTGCATCGAACATGTTCACGTCGGTGACGCGCGCGATGTACTTCAGCCATGCCTGAGGCTGATCGGTGTAGATCAGCTTTCCGGTGCCTTCGGTATCAGCCCCAACCTCATAGTTGATGCGCATAGCCGCCGTCGGATTACGGATACCGGGCACCATAATTTCGGTGATACGCAGGCAGTCAGTAGGATACTGGTAGGAATAAGCCCAGTCCGGCGGCGGATTGTTGGTATCGGCCAGCGCCAGGCGTTTGGTGGCAAAGTTCCAGTCGAAGTCCGCCAGCGCAGCATCGTGGCAGGAATCGAAATGCAGGGAGCACTGCCCGGCTTCTTTGCTGGCCTCGGTCAGGCTGTTAATGCTGCGGCTGTTCCCGATGTTGCTCAGCGCGCGGTTGCAGATCTCGATAACGGAGGCCATTAATCATCCTCCCCGCCGTAGATAGTTTGGGCGGCAGTTTTTGGCTTCTCACCAGATACCGGGCTGAGTGCCATGTCAGTAATCTGCAAGCTGGCGTTATGCTGCATGTCATCTTCCGTTTCTCGGGTAGAGGTGGAACGAATTATGGCTTTCGCGGTGATCATCACTTCAGTACCAGCGGATTGTGGCGTTGCCTTGAGCTTGGCGAGCGTCTCGTTGTTCAGCTCAATGCAAAGGCCCCATGGATAATCATCGCGAGTCTGGGTTTTACCATCCTCATCCTGATAGGTGTCAGTTCCAGTTTTGAGGTTTACCAGTTCCATAGCGGACTCCTGCAATAAAGGGGCCGAAGCCCCTTGTTTTATTAGCGAGGCTTAGACGCCCAGTTTTTGCCGTTCTTCCGCAATACGCTGTTTGATCGTTTCAACGTTCATGTTGCCAGGTTTCTTGTTGAAAAGTTCTTCGTACTGCTGGCGTAGCGCGGCTTCATCTTCACTGAAGGTATTGGCATCTTTACCGCCAGTATCTTCCTGGCCATCATCTTCAGCCTGTGGTTCAGGCTGAGAGTCAACCGGCACGATTCCACGCTTCTGGTCTGCCTTCTTCTTTGCCGCCTTCGCCGCTGCGTTGATCGGCTCCAGCGCAGATCCTGGCTCGCCGTCATATTCAATCTCTGAGCCTTCAGGCCAGAGGTTGTTATGAATATGGGATAAGCGCAGGACGCGGTATTTTGCTTTTTCCATTGCCATCACCTTAGCCAGTCACTTTGGAACGGATCGGGTAATAAGGAGTGTTGTTGTCAACATCCAGATTAATGCCCGAGGTGAACGCGCCAGCAGTCAGCGGACCGGTGCCGACTGAATAGTTAACGCGCAGATAACGCTGGACGCCCGCTGGAACTTTGGTAGAGAACAGGCGTTTACCAACTGTCAGGGCAGACAGCGCCAGAGCGCCGCTGTCGTAGATAGTGGTCCACGTGGAGTTGTCAGGGCTGGTCTGCAACTGAACGTTGAGGGTCGCAGCACCAGCAGCGGTTGCAGTGGTGTCAACGGTTGCCCAGAACTCCAGCGGATAACCAACGCCGATATCGCGGCGGGTGCCGTCGATAGGGCCGAGGTCAATCACGTCCGTAGAAGCAGCGGAAGCTGTAACCGCCTGCTTCTCGGAGAACATCAACAGTTTGTCGAGGATCATTTTCTTTCTCCATTTATGGGCCGGTTAAGGCCCATCAGTTAATGACAGGCGTTAAACAACGCGCGCTTCTGTTTCCAGAATCGCATCGGTTTCACGGATTGGGATGCCACGGAACGTGGTCCAGAATTCGCCTTCAGTCTCTTTTACGGACAGAGCCAGAGAGGCTTTATCCAGAGATTGCAGATCCAGCGCCTGGGCAACGGTACGGTTCATGTAGAACACCGCGCGGCCCATTTTCAGGTTAGGGACGCGGTGCAGCGCTTTAACCATCAGGCTGACGATATTTGCAGCTGAACCTGGTACTGACAGATCGCTCACATCGATGTTGGCGATGCGCACAACGTAGCGCCAGTCACGGAGAGCCAGGCCGTTATCCCACTTATAATGGGTGCGGTAACCCTGGTATTTGCCGCCATTGGCATCGGTAAGCGTCTGCTCGCCGAGGTTCTGAGTCTGCAAACCAGCCTTCTGCCCTTTAGGGAAGATGCCGTGCACAGTGTTTTCACCCCAGACCACCAGCCAGATAGAGGTGTTATCTGTACCGGTGCCGCCAGCATCAATAATGTTCTGGCCGTTGCCTGCGGATTTGCTGGAGTAGCGGGATGACAGGCCCATGAACTGCTGTGGGTTCACACTGGTGTCGCCGTAGAACAGCGTCTGAGCCATCTGCTGGTTCATGCCTTCGAGGAATGCACGATCTTCAGACAGGCGGAATTCAGCAGTGTTACCGTTAAGATCTGCCAGTGACTTATCTACTTCCGCATAAGCCTCCAGCATGCCGACAGTGTCAGTGACCTGTACGGTAGTTGATTTTGTCGGTTGCACACCGTAGTTCAGCAAACGCCAGGTAGGCTGCGGGAGCCCCGAGCGAACGGTGGTACGGTGACCAGTTGGAAGGTTACCCTCTACGAACATCATATCCGTCAGGATTTCGTTGGTCTGGGAAAGAAGTTCGACAATCTTATCGACCTTTCCGTTTGGATCAGTACGCTTAGCCCAGTCAGCCAGCGTCAGCGCATTTACGCCTTTAACAGCCATGGTTATATCCTCTCTTATTAGCCATAAAGCACTTCGGCCGCACTACGCTGGCCTTGATTACTGCCATCGACCATGCCGTCTTCCGACATGGCTTTACCGATTTTCACAAACGTTTTAACCAGGTCTGGATGGTTACCAAGCCCGGTAGCGTTCAGATATTCTTTCAGTTCCGGCGTGCCGAACTGGTCGAGTGCACGCTGCGCAGCACTGAGGTTTGCGGTCAGTTTGTCGCCGCCGATCTCCTTGTCTGCCTTCACGGTCTCTGCCCAGCCTTCGGTCTGCTTCTGCCAGGCTTCTGCCTGACGCTGCTGCACACCGGCCAGAATTTTGGGATATGCGTCCACCAGCTTCTGCGCCTGCTCGTTGGTCAGGTTCAGATCACGGGCAACGGGTTCGAAGTCCTTCAGCGCGTCGGCATCCAGCTCTACGCCTTCGCCAGCGGTAAATTCGTATTTCTCCGGCGCACCTTCCTGCTTCTGCTCTTCGTCCTCCGGCTTATCCGCTGGCTTATCACCATCAGCGGGCTTGTCGTCCTGAGGCTTGTCACCTTCAGTGCTAGGCTGCGGCTTATCGCCTTCTGGTTTTGCCGGGTCGCCTGCGGGTGTTGGAGCTTCGGCAGCAGGTGCGGCTGGCTCAGACGGTGCCGGCGCAGCGCCACCATCAGCAGGCTGCTCATTGCAAAGACGGCGATGCAGCAAACGTTCAAATAAATTCATGGTTACTCCTGTTCACTGGCCTCTGCGGCCATCTTCAGATACTGATCGGGGCAGTGCGTCATGACGCGCTGAAACAGAACCAGAGCCAGGTTGCGCTGCCCTTCATTGAATGCTGTGATGTTCGGGTCTACGTTGAAGCAGGTGCCGAACACCTGACCTTTCTCCAGCAGACCCCACACGACGCGGCGGCCCTGCTCGCTATCCATGACGAACTTGATGTCGTCCTTCTCGTGCTGCTCCAGATCGTGCTTCTTACGCTCGTTCTGAATGCGCATTTCTTCTTCATCGAAATCCGTCATTGCTGAGCCGCTCCCACTGCGTTAGTGATTGCTGTCAGCGCGCTTGGATCTGCGGTTTGTGTATCGCTGAGCGTCTTCGCGCCCTGCGCTACGGCCTGACCCATTGCCAGCGCCTGAGCTGCCTGCTGTTGCTTGGCGCGCTCTTCACGAATGCCCTGCACCTGCTCCTGCGGAACGATGACGGTTGGCGATACGCCAGACATTTCAGAGAACGCGTCGATAGCCTGATCCACGTCGAGCTTGTCGAGCGCTTCAGGTTTGAACTGTGCGAGTTGGCCGATAAAGCCCACGGTCTGCGACAGGCTGGTGAGGCCGATGGATTTCTGCGCCTGCGCCATAACGGATATGTACTCGATGCGCAGCGGCATTCCCTGCATAACGTCAGGCGGTGGAGGCAGCATGTTCTTGCGCGCCATGATGGAGAACACGCGGTCGATAAGCGGGTTCAGAGCCTCGTCGTTCAGGCGCTCCAGAACCGGCCCGAGCATCAGCAGCTTCTCCTCCTTCATCTCGATCACTGCTTCCACTGGCATTGAGCGGGTGTTGATGTTTTGCAGCATCATGAAGAGGTCGACAAAGTAGGCGCTGTTGATGGTCTGGCGGGTGTCCTGGATGTCAGCCAGCAGGTCGGCGGTATTCGGGTTTACCAGGTACGCAGGTTTGAAACCGTCCTGCCCGCTCAGAACGTCGAGATAGGTCACGTCGCCTGGCAGCAGAGAAACGCGCTGATTCTTCAGTGAAGTTGGCGCAACCATTGGCGGGTTTGTAGCTTTGTCGATGAGCTGAGCTTTACGTTTCTGCTCAACCTGAAGCGCTTTGACCTGCCCGAGCGCCAGCATGCCGGGGCAGGAAGACGCGTATACGTCCTCGCCGTTAACTTCCCAGCGCGGCGCCAGAATCGGGAATTCATCGAAGCCAGATTCACGCAGCAATTTGTCGGAGTCGCCGCCTGTCTCGAAATAGACAGAGCGATACGGCTTGTTTTTGCTGTCCATCTTCCCGCTGTCGCGGTTGATGTTTGGCGTGATGCAGTGGTTTACTTCGATCCAGTTTTCATACGATCCGCTTTCCCACATGCCCTTAACGGATGTGCTCACGTTGTCCAGGCCGAACTCTTGCACCAGCTGGCGCACGGTCATGGAGAACTGGCGGAAGGAAGTGTCTACGCTGCCGCGCGGGCTGTTAGCCAGGTAGTAGCTGCCAATCGGGAAAGGCATTGTGCGGATCACGTCCTGGTCATCTTCCAGCACAGCCATTGCGGCGGTACCGAAAGTACCCAGGCTTGCGTACATGACAGGCAGTGATTGATACAGATTCGACTTGTTGAACACTTCGTTCATGCGGCGCTGCACGACTTCCAGCCAGACCTTCACCGGGCCGTAATCCATCATGTCAGGGTCAGGCGTTGCCAGCTTGAACCACGGGCGCGCAGGGCTGGTGATGCCGGACATCATGCCACTGGCGAGAATGCGCTGAGCGAGTGAGCCGGTAGGGTCAACAATTTTGGTGTTGCGGCGATCGTCACGGTTAACGTCAGACGTCAGGAAGCGGGAACCGCGCGGATTGATAAAGTCGCTCAGGTCGCGCCAGTGCGGCTCGAACGATGTGCGCTCATTCTTCAGCTGTGCGAGCTGCTTCAGCAGCCGCTCTTTTTCGGTTTCCGCCATCTCTGCGTGCTCCGTTACTGACCGAGCAGCGTTTTACCGCTGGTATTTGCGGCGGAAGTGTCGCCCTGGGCACCGGTGAGCATGGTCGAGTTACGACCGGCGGCAGCACGGCGGCGGCGCTCTTCGTCATCGCGCGCACTGACCACAGCGGCGTCCTGCTCCTGAGGTGCGGCCTGAACTTCTGGTGCCGCTGGCACTGATGGCTTGCTGCCGATACACATAGCGATAACCTCACTCACGATTAAATTATTACCAATTTAACCATATACGGATTATTTTACGTAGTGTATTGACAGAATGGCGTGCAATTATTACCCTTCAGGTAACACATAATGAAAGCGCATTTCGATATCAATTCATTGAGGTCTTGTCGCTAAATCAAAACTGGTGAGTGCGCTTCCAGGTGTGAGCAGTACGGCATATGGCACATGTGTCGTAGCGGTCTGGCGGGGTCCTTGACAACTTCCCCTGAGCAGGTAGCCGGAATGTGCAAGTCACTCTCGGTATGCACGGACATGACGATTCACCATCGTGGCGATACGGTGTGACACCTCGGAAGAGACGAGGCCATAACAGGTAAGAGCATTGACTACACCAGATAAATCCTCGGATGTAATGGTAAAACCATGCAGTGCTCTTTCCGTTGTGGTTAGCTCAGGAATTGGTTAGAGCTCCATCCATGCTTGCCATTGCTGCATGGGCGGGTAATGGGTTCCGAAAGGATCGCCGCGCCGGTTCGAATCCGGCACCACAACCCAATCACGCCTTAGGACCGTGATACGGCAGTACCAGGCAATGCGTGTAGTTTTGGCGGTGGCAGTTGCTCCCACTTCTGACCACCGCCCTTTTTACAGCAGAGCGCCATTCCGATGACGTTGCGCTGTAAACCCTGCATCACCCGCCAAGGAAGGCACTCCGTAGTCCTTTGCTTCCTTCGCCAGGTTCGTCCGGGCATTTTTTTAAGGTGAAAATCATGAGTCAGTCAGTCGTTAATGTTCAGAAACAATCTCCTGCCGAAGAGATCCGCCGTGAGAATCTCTACCACACGAAATTGCAGTGCCTGGCTGAAGTGCTTAGTAAAAGAGCTGTACTTGATGAGCGAGGTGCTGTTCAGGATGCCAAAGCCATCAACACCGCATTCGATGCGATTACTTTCTGACACCGTGACATGTCACAATCAGCCCGCCGATGCGCGGGCTTTGTTTTACCCAAGCGCAATATTGAGCCCATTGATTTTATTAACTATTTCCACGGGTCATACTCTGTGACAGCCTTACCCTGCTGACTCTCCTGCCCAGGAATTCGCAGGCGCTTCGTAACCGGGAAAGCAAACGTCAGCAGAAGCGCGTCACCCTTGCCAGGCGAGCGTCCTAATCTCTCTTTGATATCTTCCTTCGGCTCAATGACTATTTTGCCGTCCACCCTGACTTTGTACTCTGCTGCCGACAGGTCATCAGCTGTCTCCTGATCGTCCAGCGCACCGCCCAGCTTCAGCCACGTTTTGCAGCTGTTGAACATCTCGCCGCGCTTGTTGAGCATCTGCGGATCGGTAGAGCCCCCGCCGAACGGAATTAGCTGCCATGTCCGGCCCCATCCGTCGCCGATGGACTTCAGCCCGGTACCGTAGCCAAAGTCGATAAACACCGCGTCAGCCTGGTACTGATCCTCAAAGTCAGCGATGCGCTTCGCCATAATTAGATCGTCGGTGGTCTTGTTGCCGGTCCAGAGTACGTTGCTGTGCAGCCCCTGGCGCAGGTATATCACCGCGTCATCCACGCCGGAATAAGCCGGGTCGACGCCGATAATCACCGGAGCGTGCGCCACCTGCCCGGCGGTCACTACGCGCTTCATCGCCTCGTCAGTGAGCCCGGTCGGGATAAACTGGAGTTCAGACGCGTCAGGGAAGATCCCCCGCACACGGACTTTAACGAAGTCGCTGTCCTCGCCGTAGTCATCCACCCATTTCTGGAGCTGCTGCTTATTCGTGCCTTCCACGGTGCGGCTGTCAATCTGCGCGCACTTCCAGCGGTGCTTGTATTTGCGGAAGCATTCGCGGAAACGCCCGGTGTTGCGCGTTGGGTTCCCGAACGCCACCCAGATAATTTCTGTGTCTTCGTCCGTCAGCGCACCTTCGGCAACCTCCCACACCAGATCGGCAATATTGGACGCTTCGTCGAATACCACGATGATGCGCTTGCGCTCGTTGTGCAGCCCGGCGAACGCCTCGGTATTGTGCTCAGACCACGGGATTGCGTCAGCGCGCCAGCGTTTATCATGTCCCGGATCGTTGCTGTACATCGCCGTGGCGGTGCAGGTGAACCACTCTTTCGTGATAGCCAGGTTCGACCATTTGATGATTTCCGGCCAGGTCTTGGTGCGCAGCTGGTTGTCGGTGTTGGCGGTCACCACCACCTTGCAGTCCTCGCAGGTGGACATGCCCCAGTTGATGAGCATCGAGATGAAAGCGGACTTGCCGATACCGTGGCCGGATGCGCGAGCCAGCATCAGCGGTTGGTGACGCGTCACGGGGTTATGGAGGTGATCGCGTATCTCGCGGAATGCGTCAGCCTGCCAATTTCTCGGCCCGGTGGCGTGAGCCAGTTCTGTTCCCTCCTCGCCCCACGGGAACGCATAAAGCGCATAGCCCAGCGGGTCATATGTGAACGAGGCGATATCCTCAACGAGCTGCTCCTCCGGCGACATGGCTGCGGCTGTCATTCTTCACCACCAGCCTGCTCTTTGACGCGGCGGCGCGCGGCGGCCATGCGGTCGGCGATGGTAACGGTACCGGAAACCTCCAGGCGCTCTTTGAACGCGTTGACGTCGACGTGCTTACCAATCAGCTCGAGGTTCTTCACCTTGTCCGGCCATTTGATTTTTTTGAGTATGGTCTCTATCGAATCCTCGTTCATGTTCATGATGGTTGAGGACAGGTCGAACCCGCTGAGCGTGGTACGCCAGATTTTCGGCCACTCGCGGATAGGCTTCAGGCTGCCGTCATCGTTCAGGATATCCACCACATCCATCTGGTCGATCTCCACCAGCCGCAGCAGGACGTAATCAGCGCTGACGCGCATACGCTTGTTGCGCTCTTCCATCAGCTCAGCGATTCGTTTCTGGATTCTTTCGTCGCGCATCATGTTACTGGCTTTTACCGCTGCCGTATTAGGCGAAAATCCTGCGTTAATCGCCGCCTGAGTCTGGTTTTCAGGTGTCTTAATGTAGGACTGGCAGTAAGCCTCCATCATCGCTGTAAGAGGCTTATATTGCGTTGATTTGCGTTTGTGGGTTTTTGGTGTCGCGGGCATCATTACCACCTGAGTAATTTTATTACCATGAAGGTAATACTATCACGCCAGCGAAGATGTTACATGACTGGTATCGGATCGTCTTCCTTGCTGCCGGCACGGTTGAGGAAATGTGTAACCACTCCCAGCACAGTCGTGTCGTCAAGCGCTTCACCTTCGATGGACTCACCCTCCGGAACGATAAGCGCCCGCCCCTGCACGATGGCGAACTCCGTGCGGCCGCAATATGAAATCAGCACGGTATCACCCGGATGTGGTTTATTTGCGACGTTGATGATTGCGTACCCAGCTGACGTCTCAACGGTTCGACAGTTGCCGTCGTAGCCGCACATGCTGGTGATGGTAAGGCGGGATTCTGCGTAGTCTTTTGCCGGAGATGGAAAGCCCATAATGGAACCTCACATAAAAATACTGTACATTTAAACAGTATAATCATGTGAGGATTTAGTCAATACGCCGTGACATGTCACACTGCAAGTTTCGTTTCGTGCCAGCCCTGCGTTACCCAGCAGGCAGAATCACCGGCGCACGGGCAGGACTTCACCGGCAGGCTGTCGCCGCACTTTCCGCACTGGTTGGCGCTGATAGCTTTGATGCGGCCACGCACCCGGGCATCATCCTGGCGGATCAGCAGAGCAATGTACTCGCTCAGTTCGTATGGGTCGCGTCCAGGGCGACGCTCCGCGCAGTTCCGCGCCAGCATCTGCATTTCCTGCTCGTCGAGTACCAGCTCCAGCTTGCGTTCACCAGCTTCCGCCTGGCGGGCGCGCTGCGCTGCTTTGCGTTCTGCTGCGGTCTTAGCCATTGCTTACTCCCACATATTGCCGCTGGATGTAGTGTATGTCGCCTTCGTACTTACGGCGTGATCCGACTCTTCTTGCCACCACGCAGCCATTCATCAGCCACTCAATATCATCCATGTTTGGGTATTTCTTTTCGGTCTCCATGGAATGCACAGCAGCATAGAAAACCTCTGGTGCTACCTCGATAAACTCATACGGATCTTTCGATATGAATGGCAGCAGCATCTTGTACGCCTCAAGAGCAAAATCCTCTTTCAGCGAGCGCGGGCCGGATTCCAGTTCCGCGATGCGGGAGGCGAGTGATTCCTGGTTTACGTTAACCATTGATCGCACCCCACACGATAAACAAAGCAACGAAGCCTGATGCTATTACAGCGGAAGAGACCGCGAGTGATATACGCAATGCCGAATTACGCTGAATGGCTGTAGCCTGCCGCCAGGCATTCCACTGTGATTGCAACTCAGGATTTTTGTATAACTGCTCTCCATGGGCTTTGAATTTTTCCGTGCTGAACGCAACACCCCTGACTCTTTTTTCGTAGGCCCACTGCTCAAACATCTCTCTGGAGTTTTTCATCACCCCACCTCTCTCAATTTCAGTTCATCGGCCACGGACTCTGGAACCACCACCGGCATCGGCACGCGGATAACCAGCCTGCGGAGTTCGGCTATTTCGTCTGCCTGCTCCATGACTCTGGCGTACAGGTACGATGCTTCACCTTTCCACCAGGCAACATCGGATTTAAGGCGGCGCCTGCGCCGCTGTTTGAGTTTACTGGCCATTAATCGGTCCCCACGCAGCTTCCGGAACAGTGTCGGCGATATAACCGCCACACTTCCGGCAGTTAAACGTAGTCACGCCTTCCTGGGTGTATGTGAAGTGTCCCACCTTGAATGGCTCTACGTTTTCGTCCGGATAGAACGGACGCTTTCTGTCGGTACGTCCGCATAGCTTTGGATCGGCGTTTAACTCGATGCTGATTTGCTCGCCGCAGTTGCATGTACCCTGGATTATTTCCATCACTTCACCTCCTGCTGCGGTGCTGCAATTAGCTCAGGCATAAATCCATCTTGCTTAAGGCTATCAATGTAAGCCGTAGTTCTCCTGCGCTCGCCAGCACATGTCAGCGTTTCGGGGTTGTAAAACCACACCTTCATTCGGCTATTCCATGCAGAAATTGCTTCAGATTTGGTGCATTTCTCTGGCCCTTGAGCGCCACATCTGCATGAGACGTAGCGTTTCTTTCCTCGAAAACTGAATGAGTAGCCAATGCTAAGCGCTGTTGATTCACAAAAAGGACACAGTAATGGAATCATAAATCCTCCTGCTGAGGTGCTGCTGGCAGTGGCATCCAGTGAGTTATTTTTCCAGGAACAGCGTCATACTTGTGCCATTCCTTCCAGTTATCGCCATCCCACCAGCCTTTCCCAGTATCGAACCCGTTAGATGTGATTACATCTACCATTCTTTCAGGCATCCGCTCACTGCAAGCCACCCATCCATCCTGAATCACCGGAGAGTTGTCATTGGCACCCTGAAGCATGGCGGCGCGGCAGGCGTCAAACACTGCATTGTTAAACTTCACACCTTCAAACAAGATTTTTCCATCATGCTCAAACCAGAACTCGGACTTCTCAGCATCCGGTAAGAGGCTTTTAAGCACGCCATCGGGCACACTCTCCGGCGCTGGCGGGGCGGTGTAGAGCGGTTCAACGCCTGAGCAGTTGGGCTTGTAATCATTTAATATCCAGTAACCGACATAAGTTGGTGTTTTCTGGAAGTGTCTCCAAGCCACAGGCTCCGCTTCGAGCGATGCCAGTGCGATACGCGCCAGCTCGTTCAGGATTGCCACATCAGCGTGACCGAGGGTGTAACCAGCTTTCAAATCGGCAACTGCTTGGACGGCATGTTTGTCGATGTTGCTCATTGGGCTGCTCCTTGCTTCTTGTCAGTGACTGGTCCGATGATGTCGGCCGCGAAGACGTAAACCTCTTTGCCTTCATCGTTGGTGAGCCAGTATTCGGCATCGGGTGCGATATTCAGGGTGAGGACACCATCGCTTCTGGTTGTGACTTTCTGTCCGTGTTTCCACCACGTTGGGAATCCATTGCTCATTGGGCCTCCTGGCGAAGCTGGGCGGCGAAGTCACCGCAGATAGTTGCTGCTGCATCAAGCCCAATTTGTTCGTCCTGATAGCAATTAACGATAGCGTTGCTAATTTTCAGGCAAGCTTCATCTACCGCACTTGCCCGCACTTCAGCCAGGAAGGCGTCGGTGGCCGGGGTTTCGACGCGGAAGTAAACAGAATCCCCATCCTCAAAGTTGCCCGGGTCGTCTACCAGATTTTCATGGTCATCCTGGCTATAAACTTCCTCTCGAATAAGTCCTTGCTTGAGAGCAAGCTCCTGGATTTCAGCACCATCTGCTGAGCAACCATCCCAAGCGATGGCAAGCATCACATTAACGAACGCACCCATCCCCGCATTCTCCGCAGCCAGCGCCGCGCATCTGGCTTCAAGTTCCGCAAACTTATCAGCTACTGACTTCGGACCATCTTCACCGCATGCCTGCATCATGGTTGTTTCCCAGACCCGTTCATTAGCCAGAGCGGCATCACAGAGACGTCGCGATCTGTTCAGTTGCTCTTCAAGCTCTTCATAACTCGGTTTCATCTTTACCCCCGCTTACCCGTATAAGTTATTGATTACGTTGATATCAAAAAGGATCGTCGATTCAGAACACTTCGACATTCCATCCGCCACCGGCTTTCTTCGGCTTCACAGTCACACCGATGATGCGGAACGGATACTGATCTGCTGCGACTTTGGTTTTCACCCTGGCGTCGTCGGTCCAGAAACCTTTCACCTCGTGTAATTCCATCTCGCCGGTGGTAAGCATCACCGCGAAGTCCGGCGTGTAGAACGTGTTGTCAGCCAGTCTCAGCTTGATACCTTCGAACCGGTACCAGGCCACCTCACCGGCATGCTTGCGCAGCTCCAGGTGCTGGCAGTACGCAGATTCTGTTTTGTTCATCTGGCCTGTCTTGAGTCGACCAAGAGCCTGTAACTGCTTTTTCATGATTTACCTCTCAGGTAATTTAAATCCACATCAGAATTAAAATCAATAGCTATGCGCATATTTTGTTACCTTCAGGGTAACTATGCAGGCGTAAAAAAATGCGCTGCCGCGCTGGTGCCGCTATGAGGGCTGGTATCCCCTGAATCCCTGCGGTATGGCTTTGTCCGGCTCCGGAACGTCGTTGATATCCCTTCGCTGCTGCTGGGCTACCGGCCTTGCCCTGGACTGCTGCACGCTTCTCGCCAGCTTCTGCTGCCACTGGTCGTGGTGGAATGCCTTCCCCTCCGCTTTCCAGTACGTGATGAATTCTGCCAGTTCGAACGGCGTGATGTCCGTCTTCAGGGTTATGCCCCATAGCGCAGCGCGCTGGATGAATTGCGGATCCGGCTTCCAGTTGTCGCGCATCTGGAATTTTCCAAACTCACCCATTCCGCCAGGCGCAACGTAGCCATTCAGCATCGCGTTGTTCGCATCCGGATCTGGTTCACCGCCACCAGCAGAGTTATCCACAGGTGAATTTTGCTCGCCCCCTGTGTGGGGTTTATCTTTTATATCTTCTCTTCTCTTTATCTCTTCTTTATCTGTCGTGACATTTCGTGACTTGTCGTGACATTGCCGTGACTCATTGCTTTCTTGTTGCCGCATCCGCTGCCTTTCACGCTGCTCTCTTTTTCTCTGAGTTGCTGATTTTGCTCCTGTTTCATCATTGCCGCGGTCCTCCTTTTTAGGCTGTCTCCGCTCCCACCCTGTAAGGTATGTTCCATCCAAAACTCGGCCCTGCATGGCGTTAATAACAGCGTCTATGTCACACTCAGTCACGTCAAAATGTGACGCTAAGTCCTCGTTCGTGACATCAGCGTGACCTCTCGTGACATTTTGTGACCCGCTAACAAGAAGGTGGACATAAACGGCCTGAACGAGAGCTATCGGTTGACCGGATATTCTCGCTATGGTTCTCCACTTCGGGTCATTAGGCATATCATGCCAAAGACGTAGCCATTGATTAGCCATATGAACCTACTCTTTCTCGAGATCAGTGATTCCACAAAGGCGCAACCCAGCGAAGCAACCAGTATCAACCATGTCGCAGTACATTGTCTGATCTGAAATGTTCAGCCGGTGCCACATAATGAGCATCGCCTTTTCTTCTTCTGACTCTGCTTCAATGCATAATTGAGCACTGGAACCGGAGAAAAAAATCTTCATGCTGCCTCCCGCGCCTTTCTGGCTGCCTTTAATTTATCTGAACGCAACTGTTGCTGGCGTCGAGCCCGCTCGTTGTTGCACTTAACGCATTCACCACTGAGGGTGTAGCGCTCACTGTCATGCCCGTGAATGCACTTCTTGCCGGTGTAGAACCTGGCGAGGCCCATTTCGAGAGCTTCACGCTGAGTTAATCGCTTCATTTGCACCTCTCTTTGAAATTTATCTTTGGTAATTTTGTGCGATGACCGAAAAAAGATCAACCATATTCGGATCATTATTACCTGGGAGGACTGAATAGATATGAAAAGACCGCCAGAAGGCGGCCTGATGGGGGTTTGAAGGAGGTTTTATTCGTAGAAGAAGATAGCCAGTTCCGGCTTAGTCCTGACCCAACCGCGTTGCTTACATGCCTTAAAAAGCCCATTCATCAATGTCTTACCGGGCATTTTACGGCGGCCTGTCAGATGCGTCTGGATGTAGTGGCTGGTCGTTCCGGCCTCGGCAGCAAAGGCATTTCGCTCATCAGGAGTGAGTTGCAACCAGTGTTTTTTGAAGTCGAATTTTTCGTTCTCGCTCATAGCTATTGCCTGATATTAATTTCAGATAACAAATATTCACCCAGAAGGTAATAAAAATCAAGGTTTGTTACCTGTGAGGTGCATTTACCTGTGAGGTAAATTCGCTTTTAATTGAACCACTAACTAATTCATATATGAGGCGATTCACCAGAGCATGAAAAGTATTCAGGATATCCGCAGGCAGAATATTAACGATATCATCGACCGTGACTTCAACGGGGTGCAGACTCGTCTGGCGGAAAAACTGGGAACTCAGGCAAACCTGGTGAACCGCTGGGCCCGCGGGCAAAAGGTGGTCGGCGACACGGTGGCGCGCAAGATTGAGAAGGCAGCAAACAAGCCGTCGAACTGGCTGGACGTCGACCACTCATTATCTGCTGTTGCCATTCCCCAGGAGGAGATCACCCCTTCCGATATCGGCCAGCTGGCGGCGCATAACCTCGAAGTGTGGATGCAGAACAACCGCGACCTTTCATCTCAGGGAAAGGTGTCGAAAGCGTCCGGAGTTGCACAGGCGACAATCCAGCGCATGCTGAACAATGAAGTCAGCGTTTCTATCTCCACCCTGGAGGCGATCGCCAGCGCGTTCGGGCGCCGGGGCTATGAACTGCTCATCCATCCTCGCGACCCGGCGACCATCCATTACGACCGGGCCCGCTACGCATTGTTACCTGAGAGCGAGAAAAGCAAGATCGAGAGCTACGTCGATTTCGTGATTGTTCAGAACGGTAAAACGCAAGAATAACTCCATACATTTCACATAATAAGCCGCCATTGAGCGGCTTTTTTTTGCCCTTAAGATTACCTCACGGGTAATTTTTTATAATCATATCTATTGACTTCAAACCACATAAGGATAATTATTACCTCAACGGTAACACTGAGGTAACGAATTATGCAGTGGAAAATCATCAACGGTTGGTACTGCGTTACGGCGTGCGGGCTGATGAGCACCAAGTGCCGCACCCTGCATGAGGCCATCAACTGGGCATTTGTCACCAAGATGGCAGTAAAAACTGAAATGGATATGGGGGTGAGCAAGTGAACATCCAGCAGATTAACAACCTGAAAAAAATCATGACCAGTATCGACAGCGACTACCAGCTGAGTCAGTTGCACTACGAGCGCCAGGTAGAGCTGATCGACGCCATCAAGTTTCACCAGCTGCAAAAACCTTTCTATGAGCTGGAACGCAAAGGCGTGCGCACCGAGATTCTTGAAGAACTGATGATGAGCGCTGAATTTGAAGAGGCTCTCGCAGCTTACCAGGCCGCGATGACCAGCATCATCGCGAAGTGGGATCTGGCTGACCAGCTGGACACGGCGAGGACTGCGGCATGATGCAGAACGTCGGCAGCATGGACAGGACCAAATACCTCGGCGGCAGTGATGTCGCCGGTATTCTCGGGATTAGCCCGTGGCGAACTCCGCTTGAGGTGTATCTGGATAAGGTTCAGCCACGCATCAAGCCAGTAGATCCTTCAAAGCAGAAAGTTTTCACGCGTGGCCAGCGTATGGAGCCATACGTAATTGACCTGCTTTCTGAAGAGACAGGCCTCGAAATTATTCATCGCGGCAACCGGTATATCCATCGCGATTACGACTTTATCGCAGCAGAGATCGATGCAGAAGCAGCTACCGGCGAGAACATCGAGATCAAAACGGTTAGCCCATTCAAAGCTAAGGAATGGGGAGAAGTTCAGACAGATGCGATCCCTGTGCATTACACGGCGCAGGCCATGCATGGGCTGATGGTAACAGGGAAGCAGGTATGCGTATTCGGTGTCCTGATCGGCGGTGATGATTTCCGTATTTATCGCGTTGAGCGTGATGAGGAAACGATTCAAGCCATCCTGGAGAAAGAAGTTTCCTTCTGGGATCGGGTGATAAACCTGAACCCACCGGAGGCGACAACAGTCAGCGATATTTCTCTGATGTTTGAGAAGGATGCTGGTTCAAGCATCGAGGCAGACGGTAAGGCCCTGGCACTTTTCAACGACCTGCGCGACATGAAATCACGCTGCAAGTCGCTGCAAGAAGAAATCGCCGTATCGGAAGAGAAGCTGAAGCTGTACATGCAGGAGCACTCAATCCTGACGCTCGACGGGAAACCGATTTGCACATGGAAATCTCAGGCAAGCAACCGGTTCGACCAAAAATTATTCCAGGTTGAGCACCCTGACCTGTACGAAAAATTCAAAACAGCAACGACATCACGCGTTTTCAGAATGAAGTAAGGAGAAAAAATGTCTACCAACGCACTTAAGGCAGCAGCGACCGGCAACCAGGTTGCACAGCATAACGAGAAACCTACCACGCTGGCCGGGTTGCTCGCGGATCCAAAAATCAAGGCTCAGATGGCGCTGGCTCTTCCAAAGCACATGACAGCTGACCGCCTGGCGCGCATCGCCACTACAGAGATCCGCAAGGTTCCAAAACTGGCAGCATGCGACCAGGCCAGTTTCCTCGGTGCAATTATGCAATGCGCTCAGCTCGGACTGGAACCTGGGGGCGCACTGGGCCACGCGTACCTTATTCCGTTCGACAAGCGCCAGAAAATTAATGGCCGCTGGGAAACAGTATCGACAGAAGCTCAGCTCATCATCGGCTATCGCGGGATGATTGACCTTGCCCGCCGCTCCGGGCAGATCCTGAGCATCTCAGCGCGCACCGTCCATGTAAACGACAAATTCAGCTACTCATACGGCCTGGAAGAAACGCTCGAGCACTCACCTTGCGAAACCGGTGATCGCGGCGAACTGACCCATGTATACGCAGTGGCCCGCCTGAAAGATGGCGGCGTCCAGTTCGAAGTTATGAGCCGGGCAGACGTTGAAAAAGTACGGGCCCTGAGCAAAGCCGGCAGCAGTGGCCCATGGGTTGACCACTTCGATGAAATGGCGAAAAAGACGGTGATCCGCCGCCTGTTCAAATACCTGCCTGTCTCTATCGAACTGCAAAAAGCTGTTGTGATGGATGAACGCGCGGAAGCTGGCCTGAGCCAGGATAACGCAGCAGTTATCACCGGCGAGTATTCCGTTGTTGATGATGAGCAGCAGAGCCTGACCGTGGTTTCTGACTCTGATCGCGAAGAGGCGCGGGAATACGTCAGCGCAATTCTGAACAGCCTCGATTCATCCGCAGCAGATGCCAAGGCGATGTTTAAGCGTGCCGAAGATGAGATCAACACCATGGCTGAAAAGCTCGGTGAGGAATACCACCAGGGATTCATGACGACGCTTAACGATATGCGTCCTGAATTCGAATAACACCACCGTGGCGCCACGGCGCCACACCTGCAACCAGGAGAGATAGTTATGAAAGGTGCATTGAGTAAGAAAAAACTCCTTGAGGTGGTGCCACTGTCATGGAGCACGATTGACCGACTGGAGCGTGATGGCGAATTCCCAAAACGCTGGTACATCACCGATGGGAAAGTAGCATGGACCCAGGAAGAAGTGGAGAAGTGGCTTGACGATCGCAGGAAGAACAGCCCGGACGAATTCCAGGGAAAAAAGCCACCGGTTGAGCTGCGGAAGTATCGTCCTGTGAAGGGCGCATCCGTGAGTGCGGCAGCATGACGGCGCTGAAGAAGCATATCGGCAGATGGTCAGATGTGTACCTGTATCTGGCCGTGGTCGCCTACCTGATGTGGCTGGCGCCGGTAATCAGTTGAGAGGTCTGGATCAGATGAAAAAGACGAAACTTGAGCGCTATCACGAAGACTACGTGTCGCAGCGCCGCGTTGAAAGAGTGGTGGCAGTAACGCCGGAAGCCATGGAGATCGAAAGCCGGGCCATCGAGCGCGAGCGCCGCGGTCATTATCGCATCGCGGCCCGCCTCTGGCTCCAGTGCCTGGACGCCGCTGTTGGCGAAGTTGAGCGCGCCCGCATCGCGGTGCGCCGCCAGCAGTGCATCACCAAAGGGAACCGCACCCCGCACCTGGACTACAGCGGGATCGGATGTCGCGGGGTGGTTTATGACTAATCCGCACGACGGGATCACCGTGGGCAGTGTCACGCTGCCCTATTCCATCATTCGCCGTGGATGGGTAGCACCGAACGGCGACGTTATCAGAAACCCATTGAAGGCTCAGCGCCTGGCTGAGCTGATGAACAGTAAGAAGGTGGCGGCATGACTGATTTCGCCGGAAGTAATACGCCAGCTGACCAGCGTGATTTATGGCGCACGCCACCAGCTATCTTCTCAGCGCTAGATGCCGAGTTCTGCTTCCAGTTGGATGCAGCCGCAGCGCCTCATAACACACTGTGCCGCAAGTTCATCACTGCCGAGCAGAACACACTGGAAACGCCATGGGCTGATTACCTAAATGTTCCTGGGTACGTCTGGATGAATCCGCCGTACAGCGACATTACGCCATTCGTAAAGAAAGCCGCCGCCGAGAGTGCCAATCATATCGGCACGGTCATGCTGGTTCCGGCAGACACATCGGTTGGCTGGTTCAGGGAGGCAATACAGACCGCCAGCGAGGTGCGTTTCATCACCGCCGGGCGGCTGGCATTTATCAACCCGGTCACTGGTAAGCCTGTCAGCGGCAACAACAAAGGATCATTACTGATTATCTGGAAGCCATACCCGAGAACGCATTGCGAGTTTACAACGGTTGAACGCGATACTCTTATGGCATATGGCAATTCCCGCCTGGCAAGACGGGAGGCAGCTTAATCCTTTCCTTCCATCCACTTCTCAAACTTCGACGGGGAGAACGGCACCAGATCGGTGTGCTCCCCGTTAATCCAGGCATCAACCATATCCGCCCACTGCTGCAACATATAGGCGCGCTGCCGGGCATACTCCGCTTTGTTGTACACCGCGCGCACGCCCTTCTGCTCGTGGGCCTGAGCCTTCTCGATCCAGTCTGAAGGATAATCCGCTTCGTGCAGCAATGTGCTGGCCGTCCGGCGCAGGTCGTGCACAGTGAAGTCCTGTATTTTCTCGCCGTCTTTGTTTATGGCTTCCACGGTCCGGTCTATCAGCGAGTTCAGCGCGGCGTTCGATAATGGCTTGCGGAAATTGTAGCGCCCTGGCACCAGGTATTCACTACCACCAGCACACATCTGCAACCCCACCAGCAGATCCTGCGCCTGCTTCGGCAGATAAATCACATGTGCGCGCCTGGCCTTCATTCGGTCGGCGGGGATCGTCCATGTCCAGTTCCTGAAATCGATCTCTGCCCACGTCGCGTATGTAAATTCGCTTTTGCGAACCAGCGTCAGCAGTACCAGCTTCAGCGCCATCTTCATGGTGCCCATCGCACCGACGTCATCCAACGCACGGAAGAATATGCCAATTTCCTCAGGCGACAGCGTGCGCTCGCGAGGCTTAAACATGGCGATCGATGATGGCTTAATGTCGGCAGCAGGATTGAACAGACCATGCCCTCGGTCGTTGGCGTACCGGTAGACGCTGCTGATTATCTCCCTGACCTGAATCGCCGTTGCCCGGCCGCCACGCTCGACGATACGGTCGCAAAGATCGCGCACCATCCTGGTGGTTATCTCAGTCATCATTTTGTTTCCGAGCGCCGGGAGGATATCCCTGTCGATCACTGCCTGCTTCATGGCGCGGGTACTGTCTGCCAGGGTGACGTGTTTCATGTAGGTGTCGGTATATACCGCGAATGTTTCGGCGCCGGCGATCTGCCTTATACCGTCACGTTTCGCCGCAGCAGGCGACTGGCCTGACTTCAGCAGCTTTTTGGCGGCAATGAGTTCCTCGCGCGCTTCCGCCAGGCTGATACCGTCACGACCGTACTGGCCGATCACCAGCGTTTCCCGGCGGCCGTTAATGCGGTAGTCGTAGCGGAACGAGACAGAGCCTGACGTGAGCACGGCGACATACAGCCCGTCACGGTCGGAAACCTTGTACAGTTTCTCCTGCGGCTTCAGGTTTTTCAGTTTGGTATCGGTAAGCAAAATTCACCCGTAATGCATCCATGTTTTGTCGGTATGAGAGTATACCTTTCGGGTAATACCGTCACCTGTACCGTCGAAAAATGTGGTGTAGAGTGAATAGATATGAGTAGCTATAAACAAAAACCCTCTGCAATTACAGAGGGTTAGAGAGAAAATTGAATAGATATGATGTGCTATGAGCTAGCTATACATCATTCCCACTCAATCGTAGCCGGTGGCTTGCCGCTGATGTCATACACCACGCGGGAAATGCCGTTCACTTCGTTGATGATGCGGTTAGACACGCG